AAGGTGACGCCGTAAGGCCAATCCGGAAGTGGTAATTCCTATTGATTCGTCTTTGTTAAGTTATTATGCGTGTCAATATGATTGTCATTTATTAGAAAACATAGGGACTTGTAAGGTATTATGAGGTTTTCGAGCAACAGTTAGCAGCCTTCGCGATCGCCCGCATCACCAGCTTCAGAGTTGTCATCTCGAGCGCGGGAGAATACTTGATGTTCCGGATGATGCTCTCGGCGGCGGCGGCTTACTGCACGAGGTTCCATGTGATGACTCCAGGGTCTACGATCGAGGGGGCCAGGATGCGGTCGAGGCGGGTCTTCATGGGTTCCCATCCAAGCTCTATGGCACGAGTGATCACGGGGGTGGTTTTCTCGTCCTTAATGCCGCGCCACATCACCTGACCAGGCACACCCGCCATCAAGAATGGTTTCAGACATATATCTAATATTTTTTCGTCCTTGGTCGCGCTGTGGATGTTAGAAAATCTTATATTGTTCAACGCCCATCTGCTGAACGCGACTACCCGGATATCGGTTTCGATGATCAGACATTGAACTAGGTCGTCAATATTCCGGTCACCCGCTGTCAAATGTCCATGGAGGGCATCTTGGCACTTCTCGTTCCACCCCTGGGCCAACTCCAGATCCATCAGGCGGCCATACTCGACCCAAGTTTCGGGGGGCTTTTGTTGCTCGATTTTTGCCGTGGATACAACGCAACCCATCTTTGGTAAGCGTGTATTAAAAAGTGTTAAGTTATTTTTGAGAGATTGAAGGACTTTGTCGAACCTACTCATTCCGTATAATCTTTTCTCACGACATTGTTAAATTACTTTGATTGGCGATATACAAAGATCGCTCAAGAATTTCGTTATGGTATTTTGCCCGAGCCATAGCATAATCGAGCATCGTATCCGCTTTAACCGACGCGCGTATCATCGACATGATATATTTTTGATCTTCAGGTTGTAATGCAAGGAAATATTCCTTGTCTTCTTCCGTATCAAATATTGTTGGAGGTATATTCATAATTTTATCGGCAACTTCTGACAATTCTTCGGACTCTTTGTCTTTTTTTTGCTGTGCTTTTTGGTCCATCTTCTTTTGTTTCTTAGCCTGACGCTTACTCGTTTGTTCATCCATTTTTACATTTGTTATTTTTTTGTTTGTTAAATGACTTGATTTGTCAATATGTTTCAAATATAAAGCACCATGACATTTGCCGCGAGTTCCTCGTAACAAATGTCTTTTTTTTGCTGCTGGGCGTGCTGCGAGCTCCGCGCGTCTCAAATATAAAGCACGGACGTCAGTTGTACAGCATATCGACAAAACGCCCTCGAGACCAATACGTTTATACGAACGTATTGGTGTATTATCATGATTTAAAAATTTTATTAACCATCGATCCTCTAGAATATTTCTCCTTCTTAACCGGTGCCTTCTTCTTCGGCACTGGCTTCTTCGTTGCACGTTCGACAATGGCATCGATCGACAGATAATTTTCCGATTGTTCGTTCGGCATCGCTGGCGGAAGTTGTGGTTTTTTTGGTTCTTCTGGGAAAAGTTCTTCGATGATCGCCGACGGTAATGTAATGTAATCACCTTTAAATTCTCTACACGGGCAATACTTTCTACCGACATCCTCTTCTTTCCTCGAATAGCATCCCTGACGCATCCCGTTTTTAGACACCAGAAAGTACGTATTGGAAGAGGTGTGCCATCTGTCAACGTTTGCACAATATTTTGACGAATGCCGAAACATGTACACGTATTCCGCTTTGACGACTCCAGTAATTTTTCCATCGTACTGAGTCGGAATCAAACGCTCGAGTTCCGCGACGACCGACGAATATTCTTTGAGCGAGGCATGAGAAAAAACTCCGGAGTGCTCCGGCGACGAATTTATGTCAAATTCGGAGTCTCTCAACTTTGTCAGGATTCCCTTAGAACGGAGAGATGTCTTCGAGATAATATTTTTTATCTGTTCGAGCGACTTGATTATTTCGTCCGGATCCAGTTTGGTCTCTACAATATCACTCTCTTCGGAATCCAAAAGATATTCCAAACGCGGCACGTATACTCTTTTCAAGTCGTCTTGCTTGGCAGCCCACGGTAACCGCATTCCGGATCCTTTGAAAACTGCTGCGTCCACAATTTGATCCCATCCATTCGAAAAAGGATTCTCTTCCGCTTCGAGAAGTTCGAGGACCTTTTTGCGAATATGCAATGCGGTCGAAGATGTCGCAAAAATATTGTTGAACGTGATATGAACGCCTATTTTGATTTCGTCTCCTTTTGTTTTTGGAATATTGGAAATACAAATAGTCGCCGTAGTCTTGGTCACGTCGAACAGAAATACCGTGGCGATACAAATTGTGTGTATGATGTGTTTTACGCGGCTATCGAATTCACCGACCGACATCATTTTGGCCATGTGTTTGTCCTTTGTGACGATATCGAGATCGTAAAACATCCTGAATATCCTCAGTTTATATTCGACGATGCACGAAGGTCGTCCGCCGAGTAAAACTCCTCGTGAATATTCGTGGACAAAGTCGTCGTTGGAACCTTTCGGAACGCACAAAACACCTTTGTCGAGAAGCAAATGACTGACATCGCCGGTTCTTCCAAAATATTTTCTGCGCTTTGCCCAGTCGTAAACATGCACAAAATTCATAATTACGATATTTAGATCAAGCATGTATTATTTATAGTTTGAGTTGACGATATGGCACGTATAAACAATTTAACAAAAAGGTTTCCATACAATATAAAATGGAGATTATCAATGATCGTATTGAACCGTACCTTTGCGTGTATGCTTCTCAAGGAGCGGCATGCATCGGAGATAATAAGCATAAAAAAATATGCGACGCCGTCGAGACGTTCTGGGAACGTGCTCATTTGCCGAGCTATAAAGAAGCACTGAAGCGAAATATGATCATGACCACCAACGAGATCATCGATCGCCTGGAAAAAAATCATCCAAAGATCGCAGATATCATGAAAGTAGCGGGAAGCGAAGAAGAAACGTCCACAGATGTCGCAAAAAAGTACAACAAACTTTCTTCCGAGTTCACAAAATATGCGAATTTGAATTATATCAGCCACGAATTCTATGACGTGGTCGATGATGCGATCCGTAAAACAACGTATACGACATACGGCAATGCTCAAGAATCAAAAGTGTTCGAATACGTAAGAGGAACTCTCGGGATCGACGTCGTAGAAGACCCGAGCTTCTACAAGTCGCAGATAGGAGTCATCGAAAACGAATACGGTTCTTTCCCGTGGTTCATAGGCGGTAAGATCGATGGTATCACGCAAGATCGCAAGACCCTGATAGAAATCAAGAACCGAGTAAACAGGCTTTTCAGAGTCATCCCACAATACGAATCTATTCAGATTCAAATGTACTTGCAACTCCTCGGTCTAGAAAAAGCAATCCTCGTAGAATGCCTGAAAACCAAGGAACGCAGCGTTCTTCACGAAGACGTGAACGTCATCTCGGTCAATCGAGACTCGTACACATGGGAAAATGACATTTCGCCAAGACTCGAAGGATTTGTAGACTTTATTATCCGGATAATTCATGATACAGATCTACAAGACAAATATCTGAAATCCAAACGGCGATCCGCAATGGTTTCGTCGCATATTAATTCGTACGTAAAAGCAAAACGCTCTTGAGATTTTTTTTATATTTACATAAAAAGCCAAAGAAATTTACAAATCATCATAACGCGAGAGCCATGTACTTTTCTTTCCAGAAATCTGGATCATCCCGCGGAGCCTTGCCCGTCTTTGCGTTCACGAGAGCATGGGCTTTCACGGTCCATGCGAACAAAGCATCTCTATTCGCCAGATCCTTGGCGCCAAATTTTGTCATTTCCAATATGCGTTCAAAACCTTTGCAACAGCCGTCACAAGGAAGAACATACTGAAGCGACCTGAAGAATGTGCCGTAGTTCTTCTTGTCGGCCGCGGTCGGATTCACCGGATACCGAAGCGAAAGTGTGTGAAAAAAAAACCACGCACTAGAACCCCATAATTTGGGATCGAAATTGATATCGCGCTTGCTCATTACTCTATTACATACATTTATTTTTTTACATAATATATTCGTCGTGTATGCCGAAATTACGGAGAGCGATCTTCGACCCATTCTGCTCTGCGTCCTTACGAGACCTCCCAGTTCCTTCCGATACTTTTCGCCCGTTCAAAAGCACGTCCACCACGAAACTGGGGCTGCCGCCGCCTCGCTCGAACGTGGTGACAAACTCGGGCTTGCCCAAGTCGACCGTCCTGGCATATTTGAGCAGACGGTCCTTGTAATTGGTGTCCGTCATGATGTCATGCATATTAGCGTGTTTCTGCAGTGCGGTCATGAAGAAATGCCGTGCCGCGGGAATTCCAAGGTCCAGATAAATAGCTCCGATGAGTGCCTCCAGAACATCTTCGACGATCCTCGGATTTTTGTTCCACCCCCTGTGAAGCCCCTTTTGGTTCATTATGATAAACTCGTGGAGACCCAGATCGATCGCGAGTTTGCTCAAAAACTTACCGGACACCAGTTTTGTACGGAGACGAGTGAGAACGCCCTCGCCTTTTCCCGGAAAAGTGTCGTACAGATATTTTGCAATGATGAAACCAAGAACGGAATCCCCCACGAATTCCATTGTCTCGTACGTGGTTCCTCCTTCCTCTATAGAATTGTAAGAAAAAGCGGTGAAGTAATATGAAAAATTGACGACAGGCATGTCGATCAATTTTTCAATATCTTCCTTGGTGAACATGATTCCAGATTGAGTGGAAGGTGGACCCACAAAACATTCCTCTGTAAAATCGTCAGTGATCATTTTTATATAATACGCATATTATTTTAAGTTAATATACATAAATGTGACGATATAAGTTGTTTGATCCGGCATCTTTCGCAAATCTATAATCTTTCATATCGTCATACGTCACGTTATAAGCAATCGAACAACTTATACAATAATTATATTCTAAAACAGTAATGGGGGCCAGACCGAACCCACAGACTTCAAAGACAGACGCAGCAGAGAAAGAAGCAACGATAGCAACCATCATCAAAAAATTATCTCCTCCGGCTACCGTGGAAAAGCTAGAAGAGCTCGTGGAGAGATGGAAACTCAATGACACCGGAGCGTCATTCGAGATGCAGACCATTCACATGTTCTCGGCATTCGACGTAGATTTTAACGACAACCTATTAATTTCGGTTGGGAATGATCGCGGAGCTTTTGGATTGGCCGAAATTAATGATAAGATCACCGCAGCAGAGATCGAGGCGATCTCTCTGTACCACAGACTTCGCGAGCTGAACCTCATGCCTGGAAAAATGAATGAAGACCTGGAAAAAGCTGATAATCTCAAGAAGATCACCAAGATTCTCGAGATGATCTTCTATTCCAAAAAAATTGTTCTAAGCGCTTATCAAGCAAAACTAGCTGTACACCAGCTCGAAGCCGAAGAAGGCGTCGCAACTCTCAGACCAGATCTGGAAGAACAACTGGGCATATGGAATCTTCGGTTCAGATTCATAGACGGGGACGTGAGCTCTTTCCAGGAGCTGCTCCTGTTTCTGCTAGACAGCGCCATGGAGAAAAAATTCAGAAAATATGGAACTTGGCTGTACGAACCCATCGTCATCGACGGACGCGATATGCACTCTTGGAGGCCCGTGATGGAGATCAAAGATTTTGTATACTCACGACTGAAGAAAGAAATTTCATGGGATCAATGGAGGAACGCAACCCAGAACATGAAAAACGTCAGCTCGTCCGTGGAATATCTGACCCACTGCCACGACTACCAACTTCCGTACCTCGTCAAGTCGCGCGGAGTGTACTCGTTCTACAACGGAGTCTATATCGCAGGAGAGGACAGATTTCACTGCTTCGCCACCGAGAAAGAACCGCTGTCCGACTCTGTTGTTTCTTGCAAATTCGTGGAAGGAGAATTCGATGACACCGAGTATGACGATTGGCTGGACATTCCAACACCGCATCTAGACTCCATCGCGAACTACCAGGAGTGGGAACCAGAGGTTCGTCGCTGGCTCTTCGCTCTTCTCGGTCGCTGCCTGTATCCGGTGAACGATCGCGACCAATGGCAAGTAATTCCGTTCTTCCAAGGGCTGGCAGCGACCGGAAAGTCTACGATCATCCTCAAAGTCCTCAAAAACTTTTATGAGACGATCGACGTAGGCATTCTGTCCAACAACATCGAACGCAAGTTCGGTATTTCCGCGTTTCACGACAAGTACCTGGTGTGCGCGCCGGAAATTAAAAGTGATCTGGCCATCGAACAGGCTGAATTTCAGTCGCTTGTATCCGGAGAAGAAGTTCAAGTGAACGTGAAGCACGAGAAGGCGTTCATGTGCTCGTGGGACGTGCCGATGGCGCTGGCTGGAAACGAAGTCCCTGGATGGGCGGACAATGGCGGCTCGATTCAGCGACGTATCATCGTGTTCGAGTTCAAGAAGCCAGTGCGAGGCGGCGACATGAAGCTGGGGATGAAGCTCAACTCGGAACTTCCAAATATCCTCAAAAAGTGCAATAAGGCTTATCTTGATATGGCCGAAAAATATTCCGACGTGAACATCTGGACAGTCCTGCCCGAATATTTTATCAATACTCGAGACGCATTGGCACGCGCCACAAACTTCATCGAGAACTTCATGGCTTCGAACATGCTAATTCTCGGCGAAGACGAATACTGCACGTTCAAGGATTTCAAGACGGCTCTGAGAGAGCATTCTTCGGAGAATGGATTGCACACAAGACAACTCACGGACAACGTGTTCGATAATCCTTTCGAAAAATTCAAAATACAAAAACTAGGAATTCAAAAAATGCTTTATAACGGAACTTTGCACGAGGAAGAATTCATCAGAGGATGCTCGCTCAGAATGTACAAAATGACTGCCCAAGCGGTGCCCGAACAACCGATCGTAGACGTGAAATATATGTGATCGAAAAAAATATATATTGAATATATATCGATGTTGAACGTGTTAATTACAATTCTCGTCATCCTCATAGTTTTGTATATGCTACACAAAGAATCTAAATTCTTGTTCGAAACACCTTCTGGATGTAAATCAAAACCCGCAACGATCGCATCGGCAAAGTCCGCGCTCAACAAAGCAGTCAAAACTGTAAAGCAAGAAACGCGTAAAATACAAATGATGATGAAAAAACCAGCGCCGAAAGCCGTGAACATTTCGAACCCCATCGAGCACGTCAAAGCGTCGACGACCGTTGTGCTGGGATCCAACGCGATCGAAAATGTGATCGACGAAAACCTTCCATATGCCAATTTCGGCGGTCTGCCAAAAGTTCAAAAAGCGACTCGCGGTCTCATCGAAGGAGTCCGTCCGCCAACGTACGCCGATCCTCGCACGATGAATCCTTCCCTCGCAGCCGCGCCGGTTCAATTCTCTGATCCCGCACAATTTGGAGCGTTTGGCGTCACCGATCAAGTTAGTACCGCATTTTCGTCCGACACGGACGCAGAAATCGCATCAGAACGCACTCTCGAAGGATTTGAAGTTGCACCGAATGTGTACGACGCAAATGGATCCGTGCTGATCAAGGATGGCAGAATCGTCAAATCGGCAAGCGAACTTCCGTCCGCACAAATTCGAGAAGCCACGCCACACACGTCTCTGCCTATGAGGAATCTACATAATCCTCCGCCAGTCGTCGAAGATCTCGTAGAGAGCGAAACGTTCGACGATCTTCAAGGATATCCCGTAGATGAAAACCTCGACCCGTTGACTCCGCCCGGACTCGCTACTCCAATGAGTGAGTGGGCGAAAATAAATTACAACGTCTAAATTATAGCCGTGCCAGAAAGGTAGTACAGGGACTCGAGGACAGTTTGTCGATATAAAAACGTATATCGACAAAATGATCGAATTATTTTGTTATGTATACGTATGCATCCTGAGAAAGCCGCACCGAAGATGTCGTCTGGCGAAAAGGCAGCAGCTAAAAAAGAGCAAGCTAAATTGAACAAAGCCAAGGCCAATCCAACGGTTGCTGCGGAGAATAAGGAGAAAGCCGACGCAAAACGTCTCCGCCGCAAGGAAGCAGGTTCTACAAAATCATTTAAATAAAATAAATACGTTACGAATATGAGGCTCCGATTCATGATCGGCGGAATCGCATCGATGATATCAATTCGAATGTACAATTCGTGCAAATACGATCCAAAAGACGTCGACGAGATCATCAAGCTGAATCTACACGTAGATTGACCAACCACGTTCGACTATATATTTCTATCGGTACATCATACTTTTTTGTTCGGTGCAACGCCTTTTCTAATTCCAAAGTTGTCGCATCAGGATATCCGTTTTTTTTAACATGCTTAATTGCCATTTTCACATTCGCAAAAGTTTTTTCATATTTTTTATCGACGAACGATGCGATGCCATTCACGTCGGACACGAGCGTCAAATTGCCAATACGATTATCGTATTTATTTTCACTTATATGATCTACCTCGATCTCTGGTGGAAGCTCGCCGATGAACGACTCGATAATTGCCTTGTGGAAATTTACGAGCCTTCCACAAATAACAACCTGCGGGTGTTCGAGATGATTTTGTTCATTGTGTAATTCTTCGGCATTCTTCAAAATCGTTCGGCCGTTTCGAAAGATATGCTTTAAAGTTCCACGATTCCCAACGAATACCTCAAATTGATGGCCTTTTCTGATACTTTCGAATAGTTCCTCGGCTGATTCCGGAGGATCGTCGAACGCTTCCTTCACGAGATCGAGCACATTCAGCACGTCGCCATTGATCGCAACAGTGTCATTTTTAGTCTTCAACGTTTTTACGACTCCGTTTTTCGTGATCGATCTGACTTCACCTTTTTCTGAAATTTCGTACGTGGTTCCTGTTTTGCTCGTGATATTGATCCGCCGAAATTCCATTTTATACTTTGTAAATATTAAATGTTAGAAAAAATAACGTGACAATTATATCGTCATACCATAATAATTTAATAAAGAAACCCATGTAAATATCATATAATGGCAAAAACGTTGGAATATTATTTCGTGATTGCCAAAGTGATCGTACACGTGATCTTTAATAAGTACACTATAGATGAGACCGGAGTCATCAGAAACAAAAAAACGAAGAGAGCGTTGCGCCCTAAAAAAAACAAAAAAGGATATCAAAATGTCATCGTGTGCGATGCATCCGGGAAAAAATGCAATATTCAAGTCGGAAGAGCACTCGCGAGCACGTTTATAGGCCCGCCGCCGACGAAAGCTCACACTGCGGACCATATCGACCAAACTCCCGCAAACGATACTCTCGAGAACATTCGATGGGCAACCAAGGAGGAACAAAATTGCAATCGCACGATACCAGACACTTTTAAGACCGCATTCCTCGTCGATCGCAATGGCGAGGAGAAAACAAGAAAAGAGTGGGTCGACTATCTCAATTCTAAGGGCGAGAAAAATCATATGGGCCGCGAATATACTTCCGTGATGATCAACCATTATGCGCAAAAAAAGCAGCATGGCTTTGCGTACAAGGAGTATCCCGATCTTCCAGGAGAAGTGTGGAAGGACGTCGAAGGATCGAAGAACAAAATAGGAATGTGGCGAGTCTCGAACATGAATCGCGTCAAATATGTCACGAATCACGCGGAAAATGTTCTCGAAGGAGATCGGCTCGGACTGATGAGTGGATATCCTATGATCGGGATCAACGGGAAAGAGTGGCTTCTTCACATCGTCGTGTTCATGACGTTCTTCCCGGACGAATGGGCGAACAAGAAACCGAGCGAGATGGTCCTTCACAACGAAGACGACAAGCTCGATTTCAGACCGGAAATGCTTCGTCTCGGCACCAGATCCGAGAACGGAAAGGACGCACACGACAACGGTAAGTATGACGGCACTCTGACCGCGAGGCAAAAGTGTGAATCGTACATCGATGGCGTCCTGGAGAAGGAGCACGAATCGCAATGTGACGCAGTAGAATATTTGCGAATGATTGGTCACAAGAAAGCGTGTGAAGGTAATATCAGCCATGCATTGAGTGGCACAAAGAAAAACGGAAGTCCCAAGATTCGATATGGCCGCACATGGGTGCTCGTTTAAGAATTGATTCGCGACAATAATATGAATTTATACATAACCGAAGCAAATTTAAAAAATATAAATTGCGAATCATTTGGAATCATGTAAAAACCTATCGAATTCATCGGGATCCAAAAAACAGAGCCTTCGATTAGTGCTGGACCAAGATTTTTTTGTATTTTTTTATACACATATTTGCTAGTTTTATTCAGTAACACACAATCCCATATTATTGCCAACGAAATATTAATAGGGGCAAAACAACATTGATTGACCATCGTTTTTTGTACAACTGTGGGGAATGTATTTCCTCTAAAAGTATTGCCGAGCCATTTAAAATATTGCATTTGCGGAAATGAACTCCACCATGCATATGATGCAACCCTAAGTGTTCGTTTCACATCGTATCGACGTTTCGATCTCCTTTGAATTGCGTAATCGACTCCGACTGCGATCGCGGTAGACGCAAATGCCGCTCGATGCACATTCATATACTGTATTTATCGATATTATTTAAGTTGTTATTAATTTGCGTACGCGAGGCCAGCCATGCCCGACATTATTCTGAGTACGTTATAGTTAACCGCAAAAATTTCGAGCGTATTCAACATTGTATTGTCAGTGTAAGTTTGCGTTTCGTCGGTATATGTTTGCGTGTGTGTCGGTCTATCGATCACCGCCGCTTTTGTCGTAAATTTGATCATCGAATTATCGACGCGAGAAAAGTTCATGGTACCTCTTTGGGTCATTCCGATACGATCGTGTAATCCAAAATTATAGGTATATATTCCAGCGGAAAGCGGCATCCCGTTCATCGAGAGCCACGGATTCGCAGTCTGAAAGTAATTTCCACGACGAGTGGCAAAACGTTCATTTCCATCGATCACGATCGTAGCGGTTTGAATGGGCGCCGCCGTGTTATCGAGCGTATCGCCAGGCAAACATGTAAATCTTCCATGAGTCGTATCACCGGGCGTTAAAATCCACGTGATGTTTTTCACTGGATGATTCAGATTCATGTACGATTTGTAATTTCTATTGCTCGAATCAAGTGTCACCACAGATTTTTGAGTTTGTAATTGAGTGATGACATATTCGTGGGGATTTTTGGCAAACCACAAACGCTCTGGAGAATCGAGGAAAACATAATCTGCATATATTCTAAGTTTGGGAGTAAACAAAGTGTCGATCCCGGTAATATCTGATCCGTTCGTGAGCTTGAGACGAAACTCTACTTCGTGATATTGCAACGCAATTAGCGGAAGTGCCAGTTTAGTATTCCAAGCATTATTGAAGAAAAATGGGATCGGAACGTAAAAAGTTCTTTCTTGTCCGGAAGTTTCTACACCAAAGTTTGTCATGTTATTGTACGAAGATGTCTGCGTATTATCATAATACATCTGAGAATATACTCGAAGCCAGTTGTGCGGAATGAAATCGATGCGCTGACCGCCGATCAATAATTCGATCCCTTCGAAAAAGTGCTCGGCTGGATAAAACGGGCGCGGATCCGTCACAGAGCTAGGACCTCTCCTCAATGTGAGTTCCATCATCAATCCAGTCACGAGATCGCCAGATCGAGAGAGGATGAAACTGACCGATTCTCCATAATTAACCGAACCGACTATATTTTGTTCGATGCTTTCGAGAGAGAACAATTTTCCGCGATTGTACTCGGATTTCCACAAGGACGCATTCGGCTCTCCAATCAACGCTACATCTTGGGCACCGATCGAAACGAGTTGAATCAGACCGCCTCGAGACATTATATATAATTAATATATTAAAATATTATATTTATTGTAATTATATCACGATGGGATCATCAGGTGAATTCAAACAGAATTTACTTACGTATGCAGGAATCGATTCCGACGAGGGCACGATACTATTAAAAGGAAACGCAACGTTCCTAGGGAATAATTCATACTTCTACGATCTTGCAGTTGGAAATCTCGTGGTCGGAAATGTGGAATTACCCGTGATGAACTCATTGTCGGTAGAAGGCAATATTCAAACATCTAATGGGTACTTCATAGGTAACGGAGCGCTGCTGTCCGGAGTCACATCGACATTGCCGTCCATCATGACCTCTGACGTCCGTGGAAACGTCATCGGTTCTTATGCAAATGTTACCACAGTAATAGCAGGAGGCCAAGTGAACGCCCTCGGCAACGTGGTGGCACCGTTTTTCATCGGTAACGGATCTCAATTGACCGGGTTGCTTTCAGGGCTTCCATCCGTAGCCAATATGGACATGCTCGGAAATGTCATAGGTTCTTACGCCAACGTCGCGACCGTGCTGGGAACTACCGGCAATATAGGGAGCGTGCGGTTTGCGGGAGGTCAAGTGAACGCTCTCGGCAACGTGGTGGCACCGTTCTTCATCGGTAACGGGTCTCAACTCACAGGCATCTCTCAATATGTTCTTCCTGCGATCGCCAACATTGACATCCGTGGTAACGTCATCGGCAATATCATCACCACTGGAGCCATCACCGTGTCTGGAAGTGCCACCGTTGCAGGAAATGTAACGTCGGGTGGATATTTCGTCGGTAATGGATCTTACTTGACGCTCGGCGGTTTATTGTTGATTCCACAAGGAAACGTTGCGAATGCCGCGGTTCGTCTGGCGCTCAACGTTCCTCCCGGAGCTCTCATCACTCAGACGGACAACGGCATTCAATACTTGCTCACGACGGCTCCAGCGAGTTCGAACGCGAATTGGTTAGAGTTCACGGGAGCGAACTTCCCGGTTCCAAGCGTGTTCGGTAGGACGGGGGCGGTAACGGCGGCGCCCAATGATTACAAAGACTCGTTCATCCAATTGTCCGCAAATGTTGGTACGGCTACCACGTCCAATTACGTAAGCGACGCTCTCGCATATCTGAACATAAACAAGGCGAACCTCGTGAACGGTAACGTAAACGCAAACTTTTTCAACGGAGACATTCGCGGTAACGTCGTCGGTTCTTCTGGTAACGTGGGCAACGTGCGGATGGCGGGAGGCAATATCGCATTGAGCGGACAAATCAACGCACTCGGCGCAGTCGTGGCACCATATCATAAAATAGACGACACTTTTTATCTTCAATTACAAGCCAATAACTCGATTATCGGATTCGATGCTAATGACTATTTTGAGTATGTCAGATCGGTAAACAGGCTCGACCTGAATATATCAGCTAATACCGTGGCGAGATTCGATGCACAAGGAACATTGAACATGCTTGGAAATATTACGGCGCCGTTTTTCATCGGCAACGGTTCTCAACTTACGGGGATAACTGCATTAAGTAGTTTACCGGATAACGTGAGTCGTGACATCCGCGGAAATATCATCGGTGCGTACGCGAATGTTACTACGCTGATAGCAACCACCGGGAACATTGGAAACGTAAGAATGGACACGGGTGTTATCACAGCACCGCGTCATACGATAGATGGTAATTACTACTTGACTTTGTCGAACGGTAGCCCTATTGTAAATTTTGATGCGTTCGATTACCTTGGTTACACCCGGACAAACAACTCGCTTTTCCTGACTGTGGGAGGTAACGCCAAAGCAACGTTCGACGGAGAAGGGAATCTGCTTCTAACAGGAAACGTTAATGCGGTCGATGGAAACTTTTCAGGTAACGTTAGAGCAATTACGGGAAACATAGGAAACACCAGGTTCCTCGGGGGCAATGTAGCAGTCAGTGGGCAAATTAACGTCCTCGGCAATGTCGTGGCACCTTTCTTCATCGGCAATGGTTCGCAGCTGACTGGAATTGCAACCGCTCTTCCATCCGTAGCCAACATGGACATGATAGGGAACATCATCGGCACGTATGCTAATGTCACAACTGTGATAGGCACCACCGGGAACATAGGCAACGTCCTGTTGGCGGGAGGCAACGTCGCTATCAGTGGACAAGTAAACGTCCTCGGCAACGTCGTGGCACCCTTCTTCGTCGGCAACGGGGCGCGGTTGACAAGCCTCGTTTTTGACGGTTTCACCGTAAAGATTGGAAATGCTGCCGGAGCTTCTACGACCGCCAATCTCGTAGTTGCCATTGGTACGAGCGCTGGTTTTGCCAACCAAGGAGCTTCGTCTGTGGCAATCGGATATCTGGCAGGAAATTCGACACAATCGCCACAGAATGTTGCAATCGGCGCGCAAGCAGGACGTGATACACAGGGGACGTCTTCTGTGGCGGTCGGAGGTATTGCAGGAACCGTCAATCAAGGAGGTTGCTCTGTAGCAGTCGGAGGTGGCGCCGGGTTCTCGAATCAAAAAGATGGCGCAGTTGCTGTTGGTAGACAGGCAGGATTCATTAATCAACAGGCAAACACGGTCGCCATAGGATCATCCGCCGGATATACCACGCAGGGCAATGCGGCAATTTCTATAGGGTTTTCTGCTGGAGTCTCTAATCAGAGAGAATCGGCAATCGCCATAGGATCGTCCGCGGGAGAAGTATCTCAAGGACTTTCCGCGGTTGCAATCGGTCAGTATGCAGGTAATACGTCTCAAGCCATCGGTGGTGTGGCAATTGGTATGAACACCGGAGGAGTGTCTCAGGCTGCAAACGCGGTCGCGATTGGCACGAGCGCGGGCGCAAATACTCAAGGTGTTGGTGCCGTGGCAATAGGTTCATCCGCCGGTAGCAATACGCAGGCTAACAGAGGAGTGGCAGTAGGGTCATTTGCCGGCCAGTGTAACCAAGCCTTCGGAGCAGTGGCAATAGGGACGTCCGTGGGTATGTCGTCTCAGTCTGCAAATGCAATTGCGATCGGTCAACAGGCGGGAGCAAATATACAAGGAGTCGCCGCGATTGGAATAGGATCATTTGCTGGTTTTAACGGTCAGTCTAGCAGGGCAATAGCAGTAGGGTCATTTGCGGGTCTGAGCAACCAAGGGGCGTCTTCTGTGGCGATCGGGACGTCCGCAGGTTCTAACACGCAAGGTAATCTTGCCATTGCGATAGGCATGACCGCGGGGCTAACAAACCAAGGTAACGCATCTGTCGCCATAGGACTAACCGCCGGGCTCAACATCCAGGGTGAATCCGCGGTGGCAATAGGATTAAATGCAGCCAATGTCACGCAAGGAAATGCATCTGTCGCGATCGGCCCATATGCCGCACAGAACAATCAATCAGACGCGTGTGTTGCGATCGGCTGGAACGCAGGTTCCAACACCCAAGGAAACGCGTCCGTCGCCATAGGTATAGATGCCGGTCGGGTCTTACAGGGACTCGACGCGGTTGCGATAGGAGAATTTTCCGGAAGAACGTCACAAGGTAATACGAGTGTCGCAATGGGATATTTAGCGGGTCTGAGCAACCAGGGTCCCGCGTCAATTGCGATCGGTCCTGGTACAGCTTCGTTCAATCAGGGAAGCGCATCCCTCGCCATAGGGTTGAGTGCCGGCCAAGCTTCACAGGGGACCGACGCGATTGCGATAGGGGAATTTGCAGGGTCTAATGCCCAAGGCAACGCAGCGACCGCAATGGGATTATATGCAGGTGGAAATGCACAAGGAATCGGGTCGGTTGCTATTGGATTGTACGCAGGATCGAATACTCAAGGCTCTTCTTCGGTCGCATTAGGATTTACAGCCGGTGCTACCAGCCAGGGGACATGTGCGGTATCGATTGGATACAGTGCAGGTAGTCAAAACCAGTCCATCGGTGGTGTGGCAATCGGTCTGAACGCGGGATCGACGTCTCAGTCCGGAAATGCCGTCGCAATTGGCACGAGTGCAGGCGGAAATACTCAGGGTGTCGGCGCCGTGGCAATAGGAACATCCGCCGGTTGCAATACGCAGGCTAACAGAGGAGTGGCGATAGGGTCGTTTACCGGGCGCGAAACTCAGGGCCTTGCTGCAGTGGCGATAGGAACGTCCGCGGGCATGACATCCCAGAATGCAAACGCGATCGCCATTGGTCAGCAAACCGGTGGAAACAATCAATCAGTCGCCGCGATTGCGATAGGATCGTTCGCTGGATTTAATACTCAGGGTATCCGGGCAATAGCAGTAGGGGTAGGTGCGGGGCAAAGTTTCCAAGGGTCGTCCTCTATTGCGATCGGAACGTCGTCAGGTTCTAATATACAGGGTAACGCGTGTGTTGCGGTAGGGTCATCTGCGGGGCAAATCACACAGGGTAACGCGTCTGTCGCGATCGGATCGTTTGCTGCGCTGTTTAATCAATCAGACGCATGTGTTGCGATAGGATCATTAGCCGGATCTAACACTCAAGGAAATGCATCTGTTGCGATCGGATTGGGCGCCGGGACGTCCTTACAAGGAACCGACGCGGTTGCGGTCGGTGAGGGTGCCGGATATATATCGCAAGGTAATTTTGGTACAGCCTTAGGGTACTATGCGGGCGGAAATACACAAGGTATTAATGCTATTGCGATTGGACCCGTCGCGGGATTTACCTCACAAGGTGTTAATGCTATTGCGATGGGAACGTCAGCCGGGTTTACGTCACAAGGATCGTGCGCGGTGTCAATAGGAATCGGTGCAGGAAATTTCGGTCAAGACGCGAACGCTATCGCGATTGGCGTGAATGCAGGAAATAATAATCAAACATTGGGTGGTGTTGCGATCGGGATGAACACCGGGCAATCGAATCAGTTAGGGAATGCAGTAGCGATCGGCACGAATGCAGGGGCCAATAGTCAAGGAGTCGCAGCGGTTGCGATAGGGTCGGCTGCAGGGATCAATACGCAGGCCAACAGGGCAATAGCTTTTGGGTCGTCTGCAGGCGCCACGAGTCAGGCCTTTAGTTCTATTGCGATCGGAACTTCTGCCGGTCGAGTCCAACAGCTGTCAAACTCAATCGCGATCGGAACGACTGCCGGTCAGACTTCGCAGGGCGCCAACGCGACGGCAATTGGATTCCAAGCGGGAACGACGAACCAAGGTACCTACGCGACTGCCCTCGGATTCCAAGCGGGATCGTCGAACCAGGGGTTCCAAAGCATCGCAATAGGCACGACAGCGGGTTTCTCAAATCTCGGGGCCAATTCGATAGCGATTGGTGCGATATGTCAACCTGCCGGAGCGGGTACGATCGCTCTGAATGCTACCGGTTCGATATTCCAGCCTCTGACAGCCGGAGCGTTCTTCGTGAACCCAATTCGCGGTTTGGCAACATCGACACCTGTATTGGTTTATAATACGAGCACGAATGAAGTTTCGTATAATACTTCTACTCGCCGCATCAAGAAAAATATCGTCGACCTCACTGCGAATACCGCTCACGTGTATGACATCCGCCCGGTCGAATATGACGCCATTGCGGACGACGAACACTTCGTAGGACTCATCGCCGAAGAAGTGTACGACGCGGATCCCAATTTCGCATGGTTGAAAGACGGACAACCGGAGGGTATCGATTGGTTCAATATTCTAGTGTACACCGTGGCTGAGATGAAGAAATTACAGGCACGGGTCGCAGAGCTCGAGTCGAAGTAATATATATTCATGGATATATATGTGCGAGGGTATAATGTCTTCGACCACCGGTAGTGCAATGGCTGACAAGTTCCATAAAAATATTACTCGAAAGATGCAATATGTTCGGACCGAGAACGATGTCGTGAATGCCATGACTCGGGAAACGCATCTTCGTTTTGGGCGTACGTGGAACGCAAGGCAATTAGAAATCGCTAGCTCTTACGGCCGTCGAGCAAATAGCATTGGACAGGAAGAATGTGACAAACAATGAGGTCGAACAAAAGGAGCTCAGGACAAAGACGATCATGGAGATGTTCGCCAAAAATACAGAGGTTTCCTCGAAGACCAACGATGTTGAGGCCGAACAAAAGGAGCTCGTGGCGAAGACCAATGATGTTGAG